GCACTTCGACGGTCTCCCCGCGGTTTATTCGATAAATGTGCCCGTTGACGCATACCGGCACGACCTTGTCGCTTTTATTGAGCTGGTCTATTGGTATCTTTATCCTCACCTTATCGCTCTTGCGGAGAGTGTCGCCGACGCTCTCCGATATAGCGTCTATCTGGGCGTCGGTCATTATTACAGATTCTTTTTTCGCCATAACGGCCTCCTTATATTATCCTGCCGGAGTGTATGTTACGGTCACGGTGTAAGTCTTAGTATTGCTGTCCGCGTCGGTAACGGTCGCGGTCACAGTGTTGCTGCCGCTTGAGAAGGTAAGCTCGCTGCCGTTGTCTTTACTGGTGTCACCGAGTTTAAGCGCTACGGACGAACTGCTGTTGGCCGCTACGGCTGTGACCACAGCTTTGGCAGCGGATACGGCGAGGGTGTAGCTGGTGATAGAGGGGTCGAAGCTCGGGGTCAGCTGATTAGCCCCGACGGTTAGGGCCGCGAGAAGCAACTCGTCACCGTTTGACACCTGCGCGGTGGCGGCGCTTTCGATACGTACCGCGGCAAGCTCCTGAAGACGGACCGCTGTAAAGAAGCATTTCCAGCCGATAGAGCTGATCTGATCAAGCGGATCAGCCGTGCCCGCGGAGCCGCGCGCTTTTATAATGAGTTCGGGCTTGCCCGCCCCCTGCGATTCGACATCAACCACGCCGTATGCCCCTTCGCCCAGTATGAGCGTGCCGTATACGTCGATAGAGCTGGTGTTGGTCCATTTCTTGGCGTTAGTGGTTTCGATGAACCTAACGCCATGGATCTTACCTATTTCGCCCTCTATGATCGCGGTTCCGCCGTTGTACTTGCTTACGTCCTGCCACAGGCTGTCGCTCATTATATCGTAAGCGACATCGGGATGGATGATGCCAATGTAGAAGCCGCCCTCCATGGGCTTGACGTTGTTACGCTTGAGCGTGCGGACCGCGCGCCTGATATGGTTGCCGGTTATCACGTCGGACGCGCCTATGTTGTTCCTGCCGGGAGTGGAGCATGTGTACAGAACATTGGTGCCCGCAAATATGGTGGCGGCTATGACCTGATCCACAGTATTAGCCGCCTGCTCGCCGAACACCTGCGAGGATTCGGTAAGCACGGGGTCGATGCCGATAAGGTCGAGCTTATCGGTAAACGTGCCGTAATCACCGTACTGCTGAGGCGTGGCGTTTACCTGACTGATAGAGATGTTGCTGCCGTTGCCGGGCTGTCCCTCTGTCAGCGGAGTGGTCGCCGGGTTAAGGCTGTTGAAGCGTCTGAAATTAACGGTGCCGCCCTCTCTTTTGGGGAGCGGGCGCTTCTGACCGTATTTATACAGAACAAGGTTAGGGAGCAGCCGTTTGAGCAGTACTCTGTCGTAAAAGGTTTTGTTTTCTACTGTAAGGCTGCCTATGGTATTGGGAGTGTTGGACATTTATATCACCTTTCTTAATTGCCCGACAGTTCCCCCCGCAGAGCTTTTTGCAGCACGTTATCAAAATCGGCGTCAGACATTTTACTGTAATCCATAACAGGAGAAATGTCGCTGCCTCCTAACGCTCCGGGGGTCGCCCTGCTGCGGGCGTTATAGCTTTTGATTGTTTCGTTGCGTATGCGTTCGGCGTCGCGCTTTCGGATATCGTCCATATGCTGTGCCATTACCGTTCTGAGCGCAAGCCCCATGTCTATGTCCTTATTGTCGAGACGTGCCATGTTGCATATCATCTGTACATCGTCGCGGTACTCCTCGTAAAACGGCGCAAGCTCCGGGTCTGCAAGTATAGAGGCCTCCTGCTCCCTGAGTTCGTACTCGTTGAGACGCTCTAATAATTCAGACTCACCCGCGGCACTGTTAGGATCCTCTCCGTTAGATTCCGCCATCTGCATACGCCTGTAGGCGCGCAGGTCGCGCTCGTTATTTATGGGCTGTCCGTTATACGGGTTTATCAGCCCTACCGACGCTATCGTTGTGTCGGTACGCTCCCTCAGCCTCTGAGCAAAGGCGCGGGTGCGCGTAACGTCGGCGTTCTCTTCCTGTTTCTGCTCCTGTTCGGCGGACTGCTCACTGCCCGTCGTTCCGTCACCGGCGGCGGCACCGGCCTCTTCTTCCGCTGTGTCAGCTCCCATATCATCGGGAGAAATAATATCGTTTTCAGCGGTAAAAGCATTATCAGCCATATTTCCCATAGAAATATCTCCTTGTTACGGTTGTGGGCGAGGTTCGGACGCCGCCGTTTTGCAGCCCATGATCTTTTAGTTATCCGTTGCTATTGCCTCTGACGGGTATATCTGATGTTCTATTTCGCGCTCGTCCGGATGCGGACAGTTGCGATTCATACACTTGAGCGTTTGCACTTCATAAACACGGGTGGGTGTATCAGGTGAATTATCGCCGGTCACGCGAGTGCCCGAGAAAACTATAAACATTTCGCAGCCACAGCTTTTGCAAAGCGTATTGTTCATTTTATTTTCCTCCCTTCTGCAAGGCCGGTATGCTTGGCGCGGTAGGAAATGCCGGCAGCGGCGCGCCTCCTACACCCGCGGGACGGGTTATACCCGCCGGTTCCTCCGGGAGCTGCGGAACGGCTGCGTTTTCTTCCGGCATCGGCTGTTCCGAACCTTCCGGAAGAGGTACGCCCTCTTGTGCCTGCTGCATCATCATCTGTGCTTGCTGCATCAGCGCTTGAGCGGCCTGTCCGGACTGTTCGCGGAACTGTTTAAACTGTTCTTTAAACGGCACGACATTCCGCGGTGCCAGCTCCACGTACTGGTCGATGGTAATATCGCCGCGGTCAAGCATTTTGTCGAGCGTCGTCTGACTGAGTACCTCGCCATATTCGGACGACGCGCCCACGTCAATAGTCATTTCAAAGTCCATGCCAGCATATTGGGAACCGAGGAACACGCGGCGCTCGGGATCGGTACCCGCTCCGTTATCCACGCGAAGCGCCCGCTCCTCCGTGTAGTAGCATTTTATAAGCTCGGCCCATATCGCGCCCATATCCTCTACACATGACCAGTACCGCTTCTGCGTCTCTTCTATCGGCGTTTTTGCCTGGGACTGCAGGGCTATGATAGCGGACGCCGCCATGCTCGCGCCCATGCTTTCACCTGTTGTAGCCTCGTTAACGCCTGACGTGGTACGCATGAGGGACATTATCGACTCCGCGAGCGCTCCCGCCGCGCCCGACATCATAGGAGGATTCAGATAAGAAATACCCTGTCCGTTTGGAGAATAGTCAACAAGTATCTCGCCCGGCTCGTTTGTAATAGCCTGATTATTCAGTGACTGGGGCTTTACCAGCAGCTTGGGCCATGCCGTCTGTTGAACGCTCAGCAGCTCCATAGCCTTAAGAAAATTGACCGCCTTTTGAGCGGGAATAAGCGTTGCCACTTCTCCGATACCGAATATGCACTTTTTGCGCAGGTACCAATTAAATATAGCTATCGGATATTTTGTAACCTGAGAAGTTGACCCCTCGGGAGCTATCGGCTCGTTCTCGCATATGATAACCTTCTCCGTGCACCGTGTCATTACGACATTTCCACTATCATCACGGTGATATTTAGTAAGTAATGTAAGCTTGTCTTCGTCCTTCATTTCGTGCTTGTCCGTGTCGTATCCGGAGGATGATTCCCCGGGGTCTTCACGCAGCAAGGCTATTTCGGAGGCTTTTACACCATATTGTTTAGCTAACTCTTTTACTCTGTTGATCGCGAGTCTTTGAGAGATCATGACCCATTTCTGCTTTTGAACGTCGCGACACTGTGGGTCGGCTACAAAGAAGTTGAGCGGGTCTATAGTTTCCCCGCGGATCTCTCCGCGCCATGCGTTATCTATCCCGCCTGTTACGGCCATGTCATAATATGCGTGATATATGCCGGTTCCGAGCGTTGCCGCGTCGTCGACAAGCTCTGCGTTTATTATGTCCTGATGCGTGCGCTTCCACAGCACCTTAGCATAATCGGTCAGGTCGGAAGCACCCTGCGCGCACAGCTCGCGCGTCATGTCGTCGGCGCTTATCTCCGCGGGAGTATAGTTTATCGTAATGGGCTGGTTGAGCACCGCCGCCCGTTTAGTGCGGACGAACATATCCACGATGTTGAATACAGGTCTTGGGAGATTCTTAGTCCTTTCGGTAGCCGCGGGCCACTGCTCGCCCTCCTTAAAGGCTACAAAGCGCGGAAAGTCGGACGTAAACTTCATGCTCCTCTGCCATGATAAACCGTTCTGGTACTGCTCCCATGTTTTGTTTTCGGTCGCCCTCATTTCTTGTTATGTCTCCCCATAAAACCATTCGCTCAGCATGGCGGCAAATGTGTCCTCGTTGTTGGCGGTTTTATTGTTTTGAGCCGCGCAGTTCTTTATCACAGAGATATCCTCTTCTGCCGAGCACAGACGTTCAATTATTTTGTCGTATTCTTTTGCCGTAATTACCTTGTAACCGTGACGCTCAATAAGCGATATCAGCCATGCTATAAACTTTTCTACCATGTTATTACTCCGTTCGTATAAGGCGTTTCGCTACGCAGCGCCCACGGCAGTTCTGCCGACTTTTTAGGCTCGGGCGGTGCCGCATACGGCCTCCCCGCGCAGAAATATCGTATTGCGTCCGGCGCGTGTGTCAGCTCGTGAGGATCGCCCGCAACGTCGTTCGGCTTCTTATCGTCAAACTGCAGCAGGGGGATACACCTTGTCAGGTTTTTACATGTGTTGAATATCCTCAAGCCTGCGCTGCGCTGCCCCTGCTCGTCGGTGTTGACTCTTAGATATTCGTGCATGTCCATCCAGCCGTTAATCCGTTCGTTATCGGTTTGCGTAAGCGGTATACCGTGCTCGAGGAATATCTCCGCGACGCTGCGGCCGGTGTCCCTGTTACGGTTCCAGAGATCGGGTGGTGCGAAGTACTGGAATATATCCTCTCCTACACACAGATCCTTTACAGCGTCAGCCGCGTCGGAGATTATCAGGCCACTCTCATAGTGCTCGCGCGTTACATATGCTCTGTTATGAGGATCGACCGCTATAACATATGCGGCCAGCATATCAAGGCCGTAGTCCATAGCAAAGTAACGCCGCCAGTCTCGCGGCACATTAAAGGGTTGAATGATATGTACATCGGGTTGCCACTCTGTGAAATACTGCCCTGCGAATACGTCCCACGCCCCGAGCAGCCACGCTTCGCGCAGCCCGTCGGGAAGATTTTCAAGCATATGGACATAATCGGGGTCGTTCTCCATCAATACGGCGTTATCGTATACCGTCGCTTTGATGAATACGTAATCCTCCGGACGTTCCGAAGAGTTATAATCCCGGTCTATAAACAGCCTCTTTACCCACGCATGTCCGACGCCGCCGGGGTTGCATGTGAGGTACATTCTTTTCGGGAATTTGTTCGCGCCGCGGTTGGCCGCGGTCAGCGTTGAAAATTGGTACTCGGTAAATTGCGTTGCTTCATCGATAAAAATAATATCGTATTCCTGCCCTTGGTATTGGAGCACGTCGCTCTCCGCCTTGCAGTAGCCGAATATTATCCTGCTTCCGTTTATAAATCGGAAGGCTTTGATTTGTGCCATGTACG